TTGCCTCAGATATTACGCGAACGCAGGAGTAAACCGCAGAAGTTTCAAGTGCGGTGCGCTCGTTTACATGGGAGCCGGAATTGGTCATGCCCCAGAAGAAGCTTTTTGTGGTTGACAGACTGTTTTTCGGTTTATCTCTTTTGAATCGGGAGAATATGCTCAACTCCAACTGCCTCCCTTGTAGATTTTACTGTTTTCGTCACCTGAACCGCCGCCGCCCCGTTTTGTTCCGTCGTAGAAAAGCAGTCCGTCGCGCTTGTCGGTGTCGTAAATGCTGATATGCTCCTCATGCACCAGCGCACGGGCGAGAGCCATGACAGCGGCTACGGCTCCGTCAATTTTCTCGGTGGCTTTTTCCTTGTTCGGCTTGATATTTCCGGCGGCATCCTGCGTAACCACAACATTATCCATATTCCAGCGCAGGATTTCATTGCCGCCGTGGGCAATCCGCTGCTGCAAAACCAGCCGCATGAGTTCTTTACTGGGCAAGCTCATAGATTTATAACCCTGCCCGAACTGAATCATATGAACACCGTTGTCTTCGAGATTTTGCCGCAACTGCGGCGCACCCCACATATCAAAGGCAACTTCCTGTATCTGATATATTTTCCTGAGGTCGAGAATTTTCTTTTCAACGAAGCTGTAATCAATTACCGCACCTTCGGTGGCTTCGAGCAAACCCTTATGTGTCCACTGGTCATACGGCACATGGTCTTTGAGAATTCGCTTCTGCATGGCATCTTTCGGAATCCAGAAAAACGGAAGTATCTGAAATTTGTCATATTCATCGGTGGGATCAAGTGGCGGGAACACCAGCACAAACGCCGTCATATCCTGCGTGGACGATAAATCCAAGCCTCCGTAGCAGGCGCGCCCTTGCAGAGCTTTTGAATCTACTGGAAAACTGCAGGCATTCCATTTGTCCATTGGCATCCATCGTATGTCCTGTGACACCCACTGGTTCAGGTTGAGCCGACGGAAGCGGTTCTCCTGTGTGATGTTGATCTGTGCGTCCTCAAATTCCATCAAAAAACCTGATTCGTTAATCGTAACGCCGTAGCTGGGATTTACCCGTTTCCAGACTTCGGGCGAAGTCCAGTCCTCATCATCGGCGGCACCGTAGATAACAGGATAAAAGGTCGGATCAACGATTTTACCGCACAGAATATCCTCGGATTTTTTGTGCTGCTCATAACAAATGCTGTTTCTGTCAAAACCGGCGGTGGTTATCATAAAGAGAAGCGGCTGTTCGCGGGAAAGCCCCGAACCCGCCGTCATAACGTCAAAAAGCCGTCTGTCCGGCTGTGCGTGAAGCTCGTCAAAGATAATGCCGGATGCGTTAAGTCCGTCTTTGGTGTACGCTTCGGCAGAGCAGACCTGATAAAAGGAATTCAAAGGCGTGAATGTCATGCGCTTTTGTGCCAGCGAAAGTTTTATGAACTGCTTTAGGAACGGAAACTGGTCAACCATATCTATGGCGACATCAAAAATGCGGGAAGCCTGCGCGCGGTCAGTGGCACAGCCGTAAATCTCACCGCCGTATTCGTTATCGGTGCAGGTCAGAAGCAGCGCAATTGCCGCGCCAAGCTCGGACTTACCGTTTTTTTTCGGTACTTCTATGTAGGCGCGTCGAAACTGGCGGCACTGGGTATCCCGTCGCACCACGCCGAACAGGTCGCGGATAATCCGCTCCTGCCAGTCTAAAAGCTCGAATGGCTGACCGCGCCATTTACCAGTACCGTGCTTTAAATGCTCGACGAAAAGCACGGCAGAGTCGGCGAAGGATTTCTTATATATGGAGCCCGGAGCCTTAAATATGGTCGGTTTATAGTTTTTCAAGCGATGAAATTCTTCCACGTGGTCACCTCCGAATATAAAAAGGGAGTCCTTTTCGGGACTCCCGGCAGGCTTATTAACAATTTTATGCGGCGGATTCTCCCATTAGGACGCCGGACAAACCATAAAAATACAAATTTCGATAGACAAGCTGGCGATGTTAGCTGGCGAGCAGGATGAATAACTACTTGACAATAAGCGAAGTTTGATGTATATTTGATTCACAGCTAGTGTTAATAAAGTTAACATATAGTATGAACAGAACAAACAGGAGGAATTGTCATGGTGATAGAACAGGATATTCTTTCATTAAAAGATGTTGCGAATCTTTGTGGTACTAGTAACAGCAATGTTTCAAATTGGCGATCACGTGATTCGAAATTTCCAGCACCATTTACGGAGACATCAGCTGGGCCAATGTGGAAATCGGAGGATATTGTGACATATTTGCAGAACAAATTTAAGGATGAATATGACGTGATTTCATCTGGCAATTTGACCTCTAAAAGAGTCGCTTTGACTGGTAGAGCACGCGTAGGTAAATCTTTTATCATTTCAAGATTTGTATTTGATCGGAAGGGATTTGTAGCGTTGTTCTGTGGAAATAACAAGGACAAAACTGCTTGCCCAATACATGTGAAGATTTCAGAATATGTTACCCTTGAAGGGTTTATTTTTCAGTCCAACTTTAATAGCATATATAGTGGAGAGGAGGACAAGAACGATACTTTGAAAGAACTTAATAAGAGAATTTCTGCACTGCTAGACCATTCTTACACACAAGACAATATTGAAGCCATGAAGGAAATTGAAGCTGTTATCAAGAAGATTAGAGGAGTGGAAAGGAGCTATCCTAATCGTAGGAATAGTAATACATATATTGATACCTACCAAAGGCCTAGCGAATTTTGCAAAGGTCTGCTTCGAGAATGTAAGCTAGGAACCATTGAATTTGTGGATACCCAAGGAGTTTCAGGTGATGTTGAGGCGTCAAAGATTTCAAAGTCAGACATTTATGTTTTTGTTCTTAGACCTGACAACAACGAAGAGGCACAGACGCTCAAGAAAATTGTGGCGGCTATAAAAGCTGATGTAGCCACAAGTAAGGCAATCTTTCTTTACAAAACCGAGGGAATTTATTCTTCAAAGGAACAATATCGGGAAGCACGTGATGAAGTTCATGATGATATGGCAG